AAATATAGTGTCAAACCAAAAGGTAAGTGTTTCAGCAGAATTTAATGTGGTGGTATCCATGGATGATATTATTCATGGCTTACCTACATTAATAGTTGGTTTTGATTATGTTAATAAAAATTACCCAAATTTTGACGTTATGGATAGAAAATTAGGTGAAAAACTATATTGGACACTTAAACGAACAGAAAAAAGAGATAAATATGAAGAAGATTTATCTTGGTTTATAAATAAAGTTCTTACTGACTTAATTTCAGATATAAGCTATGTTTTTGTTGACCTAATACAATATAACGCTAAAACTATTAGAAAAATAATTAGAAAATTCCATTCTATGGTAAATAAAATTACTTACCAAAATGGGCAAATGTTGTATATTTACTCAGACAAAATTATTTTCGGTGTTGATTTAAAATTGTTAAAATATATTGGTTTAGATTATGGTAAGATAAAAGATAAAATAATAACAAAAAGCTCAGTCTTTTTGACCAATGACAAGATACTTATAGATTATAAAGATACTATCAATGAACTTGACAATCAAGTTAGATATATACCATATTTATATTCTATAACAAATGACCAAAACAATACTTCTAGCTTCATTCATATTCCCAGAGAGAGTAGAATGGTTTCTTAGCTACCTAGACTCAAGATTTAAAGTCACTAAGGATAAAATTTTTTGTTATAAAAATTTGGGTGATGAATCCAAATTAATTATGACGTTTAAAATATCAATACCAGAAGATAAAAAATTAGACCTTAAAAATTTATTTCCTAGTGCAATCCCAATACATAAAAAAGGTGATGCTTTATATACAATAAATGCTTTAAATAAACTAATTCAAGAAAAATTTCCAGAATCAATTGGTAATATTGATAATAAATCAATAAAAATAGATTGGGAAACATATCAAAACAAAATGATTCTTATCAATAATGGTGAACTCACTATTTTCAACATAAGTAGGGTTTTTTGATGGTTTTGTGATATTTATATTAAAAAGATAATATTTACAAAAATATAAATCATGGAAAATAAAGAAAACAAAAAAGAAGTCAGTAAATTAGATAAAGCCTTAGAAGGTTTTTTAAATACTGAAGATAAAGACCCGAATTTAGATTGTAGTTCTGGTGTTTGTGTTATTAAAGGTGATAAAAGCCTTGTTGAAAGAATAAATAAAAAAATAATAACAGAAGACGGAAGACAACTATTATTCTAATGAGAAAAAATAAATTTAATCCAGAATTACTTAAAGAAGAATTGAAAAGATTCAAGGTGCTTGAAAATTATGATTTCTATCATGAAGAAAAAAAAGAACCAGAATATAATACTGAAGCTATTTTACTAGGTAATGAATTAGAAGAAGCTGAAGACGATGAAAACCTAAACGACTTACAACCAGCAGATGTTGAAGGTAACGGTGATATAGACGCAAACGCTGCTGATGCTGTTGCTGGGGAGTTAGGTGTTGAACCAACAGATGATGAAACACCAGTTGGAGATATGCCAGAACCAGAAGTTGAACCAGCTATTGAGGAACCAGTAGATGATTCGGTTGAGGTAGATGTCACTTCTTTAGTACAAGGTTCAGAAGAAGCTAAAGCCGCTGCTGATAACGCTAGTAAAAATTCAGAAATGTTGTTGAATAAGTTATCTGATTTAGAAGCACGTATCGCTAAAATGGATTCTGTTTCTGCTAAGATTGAAGCGTTAGAAAAAGAAATAGTTAAAAGAAACCCAACACCTGTTGAAAAATTAGAAATGCGTTCGTTGAACTCATTCCCTTACAGCCAGAAACTAACTGATTATTGGGCCGATAAAGAAGGTGCGTATGATGTCATGGGTAATGATAAAAAAGAAGAGTACGTATTGAAACAAGATGATGTTGATTACGATTACAGCGCACCAAACATCAAAAAAAGTTTTAGTGTTAATACAAATGACTTTGAAGAAGAAGATATCTAAAACAAAATAAATATATTTAAAAAGACCCTATTTTAGGGTCTTTTTGTTTTATAACGATAAATGTTATTTTTTTGTTGCATATACAGCAAAGTCTTCGTATCTTTGTACGTAATTATGTTGCTATGGTTAAATTATTTATAAAAATAATTTAACAATATACCTTAACTTATGTTGAAAATCTATTGACTTTTAAACTAAAAGTTACTATATTTGTATAACAATTTAAAAGAAAATAAATAACGTAAATATATAAAACAAACAAAAAAATGACTAAAGAAAACAACTCATTAGACGCTATGCTTGCGCAGTATGAGAAAAACAACGCTCCAAGACCAGTAAAAACTGAAGCCAAGGTTTATGACCTTAAAAACTATTTTAACACTTACATTAAAGAAGGTGTTAAATCAGCGACTAAACAAATTAGAATTCTTCCAACAACTAATGGTTCTACACCGTTTGTGGAAGTACACACACACAAAGTTCAAGTGGATGGTGAATGGAAAACATTCGCATGTTTAAAACATGAAAAAGGTGAGGCTTGTCCTTTTTGTGAAGCTCGTGAGGCTCTATTATCAACAGGTAAAGATTCTGATAAAGAACTAGCTAAAAAATACAATGCACGCAAGATGTATGTGGTTAAAGTAATTGACAGAGAACACGAAGACGAAGGTGTTAAATTCTGGAGATTTAATCATGATTATCGTAAAGAGGGTATCTATGATAAAATCATTGGTGTTCTTAATGCAATCAAAAAAGATGTTACAAACGCAGAAAATGGTCGTGATTTATTATTGACTATTAACAGAAACATGAATAACATCCCAGTTGTGTCGGCTGTTGCTTCACTTGACCCTTCTACGTTATCAGAAGACCAAGAATTAACAGACTTGTGGTTGTCTGATTCTAGAGTATGGGAAGACGTTTATTCGGTAAGAACTTATGATTACTTAGAAATTATAGTTAAAGGCGGGGTTCCAGTGTGGGATAAAGAAGAGAAAAAATTTGTTGATAGAGAAGCTTTAACTACTGAAAACCCTAACGCTACTTTAGAGGCCGAGTTAACAATGGGTGTTGAAAATATCAAAGCTAACTTAAAAGTTGCTGAGACTGTTAAAACTGCTCCTACTGAAGAAGAAGATGACTTACCTTTCTAATTTGAAATTAAACAAAACAAAAAGAGGTGAGGAATTGCCTCTTTTTTGTTCTAAAATAACAAATAAATAAATCTTATAAGAAATGGCGACAAAACCACAAAAAAAAACAATTGAAAAAAAAGAATTCGATAATAAAACTATGAAAGCGTCATTAGGTTTAGGTGGTCAAATTGTTAAAGAAAAAGAATTAGCGTGGATTCCCTTTAAAAAAGCGTTCCACGATGCCGTAGGCCTACCAGGTGTTCCACGTGGTTATACCTCACAATTTAGAGGTTTCTCGGATGTGGGTAAATCAACTAGTATTTATGAGACAATTTCTGGTGCTCAAAAATTGGGTGACTATATTGTAATATTTGATACAGAAGGAAGTTTTAGTTGGGAACACGCACGATTAGTTGGGTTTAAGTATACTGAAGTTTGTGATGAAGAAACTGGTGAGGTGATTGATTATGAAGGTGAAGACTTTCTTTATTTAGGTGGAATGGATTTGGTTAATATGTATCAAAATTTTGACTACAAATCTGGTAAGCTGACAACAGAACCAAAACGTTACATTCCAGTCGTTGAAGATGTTGCACGTGCAATGAATGAACTTATGGATAAGCAAATGAGAGGTGAGTTAAATAAAAACATTACGTTCCTTTGGGACTCAATTGGTTCTATTGGTTGCTATGAAGGTGCTGTGTCAAATACAAACAACAACCAATGGACCGCTGGTGCGTTAAAAAGAGCTTTTGAATCAATTCTAAACTTTAGAATTCCAGCTTCTAGAAGAGAAGATGCTCCTTTTATAAATACGTTTGTTGCTGTGCAAAAAATCTGGTTAAGACCAAATGCTGTAGGTCAACCAACTGTTATGCATAATGGTGGTGAAGGTTTCAAATATGGTGTTAGACTTATTTTTCACATGGGTGGTATGACAACATCTTCAGCAAAAAAATTGGATGCAGTAAACGCTGGTAGAAGTTACCAATTTGGTGTTATGACCGATATCAAATGTGTTAAAAATCACGTAAATGGAATCGAACAAATGGGTTCTATTTGTTCAACACCACATGGGTTTGTGAACCCAACTGAAAAAAACGATTATGTTAAAGCAAACAAAGATTTTATTAACCAAAAGTTAGGAACATCATTTGACGATTTCGATGTTAAAGAAATTGCTTTAGAAGCTGATGCATACGAAAAAGATTAAATCTATTTATTAACTCTTTAAATGTTCTAATATGAACAAAAGACCACCACGTAATGGTGAAATTACTTTAAAAATACAAAATACATTGTTGGTAGACGGAAACGCCTTGTTTAAGACAGGGTTTTTCGGGGCCAAAAGTCAATATAACCAACATGGTAATCATGTAGGTGGCATCTATCAATTCCTCACTACACTTAGAATGGTATTAGATAATGATTTATATCATAGAGTCTATGTTTTTTGGGATGGTAAGTTTAGTGGTAAATTAAGATATGAAATTTACGAACCATACAAAAGCGGTAGAGGTAAGGATTATAAAAACGGCAC